CTCGCAACCTTCGTTGGTTTGCTCTGCTACAAAGAACCTAGACATGGGGGCTATCTGCTCCATTTGTTATATTTAAAGGGGTTATGAGCTTGTCTAAGGGCATTGTAAGGAGTTATTGAATGTGGTTTATCATCTATCCAAATATCAATATGCAAGCCCTCTGACTGCACTGCTTCTAGTTTAGATTTTAATGCATAGATAATAGGAATATCTAATGCATCTCTTATGTCCTCAGCTATAGCTTCATACCTCTTGGTTACACAATAAACTTTATGATTAGATTCTAATAATATATTTATTATCTTATCCCAAGCTACTGGGTCTAAGGTATATGTATTGTCATAGTCTATAGCTACATTCATCTTATTACTTTTTTTATTTGTTTATCCAATTCTTTATCGTAGTTCTTTTTGATTACACCAAATCCTATCTTAAAGAAATCTAATAACTTTCTATGCTTAATAAAATGTTTAGCAACAGCTATAAGTTTTAATCCACCATCATTCTCTCTCTTCCATAAAGCATTTCTATTTAGAAACAAATCTTTTCTGTTATCTACTTTCTTAGCTTTTAATCCAATCAAGTTACCATGCTTATTTAATCTTTCACCACCAGCAGATGTAACAGGTGCGAATATTTTAGACTTCTTAGGTCTTTCTATACCACCTTGATAGACGTACTTTAGATAATCTTGAGCAATGCTTTTAATGAATATCAATGCAGATAAGTCGCTAGGTTTAGCTCTAAACTTAGGTGGCATATCAACTGATTTAATTGTAAAAGGAGTAGGTCTATCTAATTTCTTTTGTATTTGTGCTCTCTCAGCATTCACAACCTTTACACCAATTTCATTGATAGCCTTTGCAGTTGCAATAGGTAGTTTCTTTCTATGAAACAAACCCATCTTCTTTTTTAGTTCTTTCTCATTAGATTTAATCTGAACTGTTACAGTCATCCCTTTCTCCAGTGCGATTGTGTTTGAAACTTAAGACCTAATGCTTTAGCTTTCCTTCTGATAGTAGATGGATGCACATCATAAGTCATAGCAATATCATGTGATGATTTGCCTTCCTTAATCTTTTGTTCTAATTTTTGTTTATCTATCTTCATAAGTTCTCGTAATGTTCTATTAACTTATTAATATACCAAACAGACTTCTGTAAGTCTTGTATATTGGCATCTTTGTATTTGTGGCGATGCAAGTATTTAATTGCATTACCCTCAAGATAAGCAGGGAATTCTCTGCCTAATTGTTGTTTGATGTAGTCTATACATTCTACGCCACCATTATTGTAATGTGGTGGATGGTTTACTTGATCACTCATTTACTTCTCCTATAACTTAAATTGTAATCTTTTGTGATTATCCCTAAACTTACATCACCTCTTTTATGTTCTTTAACCCAGCATATTTTACCAGTTTTAAGTTTTCTTAAATGACCTCTAACGTCATGTAGTCTTTTTTTATAATCAGATGATTTATTTTTATTATTATTATTTTTATTGTTTCCAATATTAATGTTTAGAACTTTGTGTTCATAAACTGGTTTTTGCAAAAAATTTCTATATGAATATTCTTTGTGATTAGTATTAATAGACTTTAATCCTTTTACAGATTTTGATTCAAAAATTTGCAATTCTGTTTGTAAATTTGTTGCACAAAGAAAAGATAGTAATGTGACAGTTAATAGTTGAGCTCTTTGATTTTCCCACTCAGAATCAGGAATAAAAGCATCAGTTAAATATAATGTGTAAATATTTTCATATGCTGGTTTTATATTGTTAAATATGTTTTTATTGAAGCCTAATGCAATGCCATTTAATGATATTTTATTTGCATCTTCGTCTTTAGAAAAAAATTCAGCACAATAATCAATATCATTTACTTTATGGTAAACAGGTCTTATTAAAACTGTAAAATTATCAAAATGTTCATTTTGTAAAAGCAGTGGTTTATTAAATGGCAGTCTAAATTCTTGTTGTATTTTTTCTGAATTTAATAACAATTTATTATTATCAATTACAAATTCTGTTAAATCTTTTGTTATAAAAAATTTAGATGCTATTTGAATATCATCACTTAATTCTTCAATCATTGTCATAAATTTATTGTAAATATCCTTAGCGTTATTTGTGTTGATGTTTTCAAAAATTTCCATTTTAAAATCTTTATCCATTTTTTTTGGATTATTTTTTAAAGCTGGAAAATTAATAACTTTCTGTAACATAATTTTATTCATTTCTCTCTCCTTATTATTTCATTCTTACATTTTTGTATGACCTTTTTCTTAGAACTAGGTGATTCAATATAATCATTTAGTTCTTTTAGTGTCATACACTTTAGATAGTAATGCTCAGTAGTTGTCTTACCTGTAGCTCTATCTCTAATCTTTGCACTTGGTTTTAGTTTTATTGGCATCCTTCTTCTCCTTCTTAAATATCTTATCCCAGTTATCGTCTATCTTTTTCTTATCTTCAGGTCTACGTTTTGATCCTTTACCACCATGCCACTTAGACATAAGTAACCTTTTGTATGTTTACTGACTTGTCTAATTTAGATAACAGTTCTTTTGCTTTCATAAAATCATCAGGGATACATCTCAATAATTCTTCTATGCTAAATATCATTATGTCATTCTCATCTTTATGTATCATTTCAAGTGCTGGTTTCTCATCATCAGCATCACAAACTAATGCAGTCTTATTATCAAAGTTAAAACACTTAACATTTGGTTGGATCATAATGTGACCACTTTCTTCGCATTTAATATTTAATTGCTCATAAGCTCTGATCATCATCTCAACCATTTTAAGTTTCTGAGCAGTCGTATCACTGTATAAAGAATCTTTTAATAATTGTTCTGCTTTGCAAAACTTAATCTCAAACTGAACACCTACCATCTTAAAGATTCGTTTACGATTACCCCACTTCACAAAAGTTTCTAACTCATAAACCCTAAGTTCTTTTAATTTATCTTCTAATGTTTCATCTAAATATGTTTTCATAAAACTCCGAACATTTAGTAGGAAGTAAGGGAAGTATTACATACTTCCTTCCCTTCCTTCCGACCTATTTATTGTTTTTCACCAAAAACTTCCTTAAAACTTCCGACACTTCCTTCCGACACTTCCGACCTAATTATCATTTGTTTTTGAAAAATTAGGTGGCATATCTTTAAAATCTTCATGCTGGTAACCCCAATCAGGATCATAAACAACCTTATCTTTTTTCTTCAGCTCACCTAAATGCTTACCTATATCATTTGCATTTGATTCGTCACCTTTAGTATTTTTAACATAACCTACTAAATCTGCTGGTTGTAAATATATATCTTGTGGTGCAGCACTATCTTTTATCATGGCTACAGTTCTTAATGCATCTGAAGTTCTTTGTTGCATAGCTGGTAAGCCAGTTTTCTTTTTAACTTTTAATTCAACATCAGTTTCTTCTAAAAATCCTGATGTAAGATTTAATCCTTCACCTATAATCTGTACTTCTTTAAACATAAAGTTTTTAACAGCCATACCTTGACCATCTTTATTTAATGTCTGCTCAAAAGATACAAGCATTTGTTCATCAACAAAACCATTAACTAATTGATCATCTCTTTCTACTTTAAACTCATAATCTAATGATGCACCCATTACACTTGATCCTCTACCCCTTGTAGAGTTGCCATGACCAGTATGATGCACCAAACATACACAACATTTATAATGTGATATGAGTCCATCTAATTTATTTATAAAGTTACCTACATCCTCTGCACTATTTTCATTACCTACAAAGTTACGCTGGAATGTATCAATAACAATCATACCAATATCACCTACTTGTTGAGTTAATGCTTCTATCTCTTCTTCTAGCATCTTAAAATCATCAGGATCATTAACTCTAACTGCTCTATCAGATAGATATAAAGGTACGTTATTAAGATCAAACATACCTTGTTGCCAAGCTGCTAATCTTCTCTTAACACCTCTCTGCCCCTCTCCACATACATACATGACTGGTTTAGCGTATGCTTTGTTGCCATAAAACCTCTCACCTTTAGCAATAGAAGCTGCCATAGCTATAGCAATAAACGACTTACCACTCTTAGGAGCTCCAAAAATGCACATCAATGATTCCTTTTCTACTACATCTTCTATGAGCCAATCAGGGTTATCTACCTGTCTTAACACCTCATCTGCTCTTGTAAAGGTAACAGCACCTTTAGGTTTCTTCTCAGTACAATTAATAATGTATTCTTCTAAATCTTTTGACTCTTTAAAATCACCCCTTATATATGCATCGTATAAATCATCTTTTTCATTAAATGATTCAGGTGGTTGTGCTACTTTTACTTTACAACCATTCTTCTTTAGCATCTTAGCTATTTCATTAGCACATTTAATACCAGCTTCATCGTTATCAGGAAATATCCAAACATCTCTGCCAAATATAGGACTCCAATCTGCTTTCTCCCAGCTATTTACCCCACCATGCCAAGTACAGCTATCACCCTCATAAATCGCTTCACATCCTCTAAGAGCCTTCTCACCTTCATTTATGATAATAGGCATATCCCTATGCTTATCAGTGTAATAAATAGGAAGCAAGCCTTCAGGTCGCTTCATAGACCAAGTTTGGTCATTGTTAAGGGTAAATGGTGCGTATTTCTGCTTTATAAAGTGTCCTTCAGGAAATCGCATCACCATAAAGTTATCAGCATACTTAACCTTCACAATAGCTTGCTTATAAAGGTCAATCATCTGCTCACGAGAGAATGACCTAGCATTACTTGTGGTTTTGCTTTTAGGGGGAGAAAAACCACTTAATAAGGAGTCATTTGATTGTAATGCTAAGTCATAACCAAATTGTTTTAAAATTGTATTGACATCTTGATTCATGTGTTTGATTAAATCTATTAATCCACCACCCTTATCATTCTCAAAATCAAACCATGTGCCTGCTTCTAAGTTAAGAACAAAAGAACCCTTGCGACCCCATCTTAATTCATTAGATGAGGTGCTAGTGGGTTCACCTAGTAATTGCTTTGCAACTTCAGGTGCTATTCTTTGCCAATCTACTGATTGCATCAGAAAGGTATATCATCATCTGTTAATTCATTCTGATTTACCATCTCAGCTACTTTATCGCTAAGACCATCGTTAGGACTTTTAAATGTGTCCTCTACTGGTGCTTCTTGGTCTAAATACCATTGAGGTATTACAAAACCATCACTTCTTGGTGCAAATTTAGCAAAGCTAAACGTCAACTCTGAAGAATTACCCATTCCAACTTGAATTGGTTTTGATCCTTCAAACTTAACAACAGGCAGGGAATCAGAACTTGCATCCATTTGATTCCAAAAGCTACCTAATATGCTATTAAATGCACTTGATTCAGCGTAGGTAAATCTTTGCCAAAGATATGCGTGTTGAGCTCCTTGAGGAAATACCCAAGCACTAAATGCTCTTTTAAAGTCATCTGCTGGTTTAGAACTAACTACACCAAATTTATCATCCCAGTGATATTCAAAACCTTCAGCTTTTGTGTAACGACCCCAGCCACTTTTAAAGGTAGCAGGATCAAGCTGTAGATATTGAAAATCAAGAGGAGTTTCACCATTAGCAAAAAACTTCTGCTGCATGGTTTTAAAAGCAAGATAAACTTGCTGACTCTCACCACTGGAACTACTCATTCCACCTAATATATCCATATACTCTCCTATGGTTAATGTATTGTTTTCTCAATACTGTTTAAGTAATTAGCTTCAAGTTCTGAATAACATCTTTCCTTGAAACTTTCAAAATCCTCGTCATTTATAATTCCGAGAAAATCGCAAGCACTTTGTATCTTTTCATAGGCGAACCTACAGTAATCTTCAAAGTCCTGCTCAAGCAGGTAGCTGTTTAAATCCATCTGCTCTTTGTATGATTTCATCTAACCTTTCACATATATCTGATAAAGGACACATATATGTGCAATCCCAATTAGCTTTATCAAAGTTGTTCATTAAAAATAGTGGCACAACACACATAATGTTTCTTCTATCAAACTTGTATATCAATATAGGAATCAAGTTATCACCAGCACTATCTATTGCTTGTTGCCACCATTCGTTCTTGTAAATATTCTGCTTGCCATTATTCTTGTATCTCTTACATTCAATCGCAAAGTTTTTAAAATAAATGTCAGCCATGCCTTTAGTTTGATATTGGTCAAGATTTCTTTTTACTCTCTCATCTAAACCTTTCTCTTCTAAAACTGCATTAAGTTTATTAACTATAACCCTCTCAAAAGCTGCACCTTTATTTCTGCTATTTACCATTAATCTAACTCTCTAATTACATATATAAATGCTAATACACTTAAAATGATTCCTATAAATACTAATCCAAATATTCCTGCAATAAAATATAGAATCCACTCAAGCATCGTAATCAGTCCTAACTACTTTGCCACTCATATAGGTCACTTCCCTGTAATGCTTACTAGCACCTTTTTGAAAATAATATGTCTTGATTTGCTTGTCTAGCTTTTCAGCTTCTAGCTCTTTTCTACGTTGCTCTACTTTTGCTTTATGCTGACCCATGATTATTCTCCTTATAGGAAACCATGCCTAGCTTCAGCAATAGCTGAGTAGCAGATTCGATATTCATATTATTTGTGA